TCAATAGTCATTCCGTAAAGTCTATTTGTTCCGTATGCAGTCTCAAATGTATCATTGACGAGTGACACTTGAAAAACTGGATCAAATGAAACTGGATTATCAACCGCAACCTGAGCCTGTATTGCTGGCTCAAAGTTCAATGTCGCAACGCCTGAAGAATCTGAATCAGCAGAAGATGTGATCATGTGAACTTTTGTTGATGTTCCAAATTTTACGAAGTCACCAGCCTTCACAACATTTGAAGTTGAAGCTGTAAAGTTCTGACATTGTATTGATCTTGACCCTGCCAAAACAGTTTCATTTGCTGTTACTTGATCCGAAGTCTGTGCCTGTCCAAGATTGGCATGATTCTCAAGTGTATAATCGAAAAAATTAAATCGACCTCTTGCAGAAACACAAAACGCCCAGAACTCAGCATACTGTTCTCGTGTCATTGGTGGATAATCTAATTGAAATTTCCAACGATGACCACCTCTGTCAGTTTTAAAAGTTGTCAAGTTTTGACTCACAGATATAAAGTTTTGATGCAACGATGAGATCGTGACATTTGCTGGTTTTATTGTTGATGGTAGTGATCCGATATCGTTAGCCATTTATTCCAATCCTCCCACGCTTATGAAATGCTTTGTCAATCATTCCAATCAACATCTGTTCTCGCTGTGCTATCTGTTGATCAAATGAATTTGCATCTGTTGCTTGAACATTGAAGTTCACTATTGTTGTCCCCATTCCGCCCATCTTATCATTTGGAACGATTGTTCCTGATGTTTTTGGAACAAACATCTCCATCCCTCTTTCACCTACAAGATAAGGTGTGCCAGCCA